TAGCTGAGGGTGATGGTGCGAGTAATAATGTTACTCCGGTTACAATAGTCAATCCACCTGGAACGGGAGTCTCACGTCAGGTCAAATACCTATCAGTACAGAATGCTGATACAGTTACGACGACTGTTATGATTCGAGTCAAGTCATCTGGGATATATCGTACTTTATTTAAGGTTAGTTTGGCGACGGGAGATCAGCTACACTATACAGCGGCGCGTGGCTGGTTCGTGAGTGATAATTTGGGTTCACTCCGACAGTTTGTAGCAGGAGTTAATATCGTAGGTGGTCCTTCATCTGCGGTAGATACTGACGTAGCGATATTCGATGGTACGACTGGTAAATTAATTAAGGACTCTGGACTCCTGCTGTCGAATGTGCAGCGGAAGCCAGTCCTTGAATCTGACCTGTCGCTGAGTGACGTGACGACCGCGAATGTCACGACGGCGAGACATGGACTGGTACTGAAACTGCCGAATGATGCGACGAGATACTTCGATGGGACTGGTAGTTATTCAATTCCTTCAGGAACTGGAGGAGGGACGATTCCTCCGAATATTGCATATACGAATGCAGCGAACACGTTCACACTTGATCAGACACTGAGTGCGGCTGGTGCGATACGTCTCAATCTGATTGATACATCACAGGGGACTGATGCGAAGTATTGGCGGATCGTCAACACGGCGACGAATCTCAACGTCAACGCGGTGAACGACGCGGCGAATACGGTCCTGGCGACGGCGCTCTCTCTGACACGAGGGGGAGATGCGACGGTGGGACGTAATCTCACCACGAATGGGACTATTACTGTCAGTAATGGTGCGGTCCTTGTTTCTGCTACTAGTACCGAGGTACGACTCACTGATGTATCGCAGGCCGCGAATAATCAGATGGTCCGTCTGCTGTCCTATCAGACGAAGTTTCAGGTATGGACGGCGGCTGATAGTAGTGGTATGCAGGGAAGTCTGACGCTGGATCGGTCAGGAAATGTCGCAGCCAGCGGCGGGATGCTCTCGAATAGTCTGGTACGTGTACAGGGATCAGTCGTCGTGCAACCAGGGGGCAGTGGTGGTGGTCTTGAATTGTTTAATTCGAGTGGGACAGCCACCGTACAAAGTTTCGATCGGACGGCTGGTACGTATGGACCGCTGTCTCTCGTTTCAACTGGCGTCTCGATTAATGCAGGATTAGTAGTCGCTAATGCTGTGACAGCGGGTGGGGCAGGAAGTATTGGAGGAGTACCTTCACTAACGAGTAGTAGTACTACGGCGATGACGATCCTGACGCAATCCACGGTGCATCTGGATATGGGTGGATTAGTAGCCAGTCCGTATTCATTCTGGATGCAATCGAAGGTTAATAGTCAGGGAGTTGCGTATCCCATTTCATTAAATCCGTTGGGTGGCAATGTCATTATTGGTGCAAATCTTGTATTGACTACTGGTAACGTGGTAGGAAATGTTATTACGAGTGGAGGTTATATTTATCCAGCCAATATCAATAATAGTGGAGCTGCACAGGGAAGTTTTTATCTCGCGAGTCACGATAGCTACGGACTGTACACGAATACTGGCCTGTATACGGTGGGTAATTTGTGGTCAGCAGGGTATACGCAGGCGATCGGAGGTTTCTATGCTGATGGATTCATTCGAGAGAGATATATTCAGTTGACTGCGGCAGCAAACGTTACGATTGATTGTTCGACGGCAGCTAATTTTTACTGTGGGTTGACGACAAATATTACATTTTCATTCACTGGAATAGATAGTGGTCGGGTTAGTGTGATTACATTGCAGCTTCGACAGGATGGAACGGGTGGACGGACGGTAGCATTTGCGGGAGGGAATGTCTATTTTCCACCTGGTGGTTATGTGATGACTGCGGGTGCGAATAAGTCGGATATTCTAATTTGTTATTATTCAGCTATATTTAATGCGTGGAATGTGGTTCCGATGGTGCAGGGTCTTTACTAGTCATGCTGCATCCATATGGTCATGGATTTGGACCAGTTACACTCACCTATTCTGGTACATCAAGTGGATCATTAACTAACCTAGCTCAGTATGCGTATGGGACTGCACTCCTAGCATTCGGAGCGGGAGCCAGTCTTACTATTACAGTTGATGGACCATGTACGCTACAGTTCCGGGGTACAGGTGGTGGAGGTGGGGGCGGAACGTGCGTATGGAATCCTCCTACATATCATGCTGGTGGTGGTGGAGGTGGTGCGGCTGCATGTCATGGTCATAATGTAGCGATGGTACCTAATCGTCAGTATGGATTATATGTCGGTGCTGGAGGTGCGGGAGCAGTATTCGACTATAATACTCCACCTAGTAAGGGGACTGATGGTGGATATACAGGACTATATGATAGCGTCATTCCTGCATGGCTGATGTTGGTTTATGGTGGGACGGGTGGTACGACTGGCGGAGATGGCGTAGCATATGGAAGTCAGGGTGGCGCGGGTGGAGTAGTCTCTGCAGGAGCGAATACGTATGCTGGCGGTGTGGGTGGCGGTGGATCGAATGCGGGTGGTGGATTGACAGCAGATGTGCCTATCGTAGGAGCTAATTCATCTGTGTGTGGCGGTGGAGGCGGTGGAGGACGTGGTGGTGGTTCACCTAGCTATGCATACCAGAATGGAGCTACTGGTGGTGCAGGTTATGTAGGGGCGGGATACGCTGGTGGTACGCACGGTGATGCATCTGCTGTCTATGCTACGGCAGGTGGATCATCTTCACTTTACTCAGGTCAGGGTGGCGTAGTAACATCGAATAATCCGTATGGCGGTGGAGGTGGTGGGGGTGGAGCAGGTAGTAATTGTGGATGGGCAAATGAGTATGGTGGCGGTGGCGGAGGAGGTGGTGGTACATTTAATCAGAATGCTAGTCCGCAGAGTGGTGGAACTGGTCAGGGTGGCTTAGGACTCATCTTGTTTTTAAGTGTTCCGTAGGTGAAAACATGCCTAATGATGCGTATACTCAGCAAGCACTTGCAGCAGATGGTCATTTCCGTTCGCGTGTTCGATCCGCGCTATCTAGCGTAGCATGGCAAGTCTCGACTGAGGATCCTAGTACAGCGAATCATGATGCGCGCGTGAAGTATGCGAAGCAAGTGATACGCAATCTGGATCAGGAACTATCAGTCATCCTTCCATCATTCGTGATGCGTCCGAATGTCAATAATTTCGAGACTTCTTACTTCTATGACTTCGTTGATCAGGTAGGCTATGTCCAAACACTGGCTGGAGACGCGGACTTACAGTCACAGCTATTCTCTGACTGGGATATTATGTCTGCTGCCGCTGGTAATGCTGGTCCTGTCGCATTCGCTGTTCCACCAGTTCGATGATACTTGATACTACGTCGAAGTCGCTGGAGCTAGTCCTAACTAGCGTCGTTACTACCGCTCAATTACCGTATGTGGTAGGATATGCGGACGTATCGCAGTCCACTATGCATATGAGCGCGGTAATCGAGGGAGATGGGACTAGTAACGATAATACGGCAGTAACTATCATTCCTGCTCCGGCAGCGAATACGTCTCGGCAGTTGAAATTCCTGTCTGTGCAGAATGCAGACTCTGTAGCTGCTATAGTGACGATCCAGTTGAATGTAGGTGGAACGAAGCGGACTACCTGGAGATCTAGACTAGAGATAGGTGAACAGCTGACCTACGTGGATGCGCGTGGATGGTTCGTACTCGATCCTAATGGTAATCTGAAACAGAGTGGCGCAACTGGTACAACTGGCGGAGGATCTGGCGGCTCAGGAAATGTCACCGGACCTCCGAGTTCATCAGCGGATCGTATAGCTACCTATGCAGATACGACAGGTAAGATAATAAAGGATAGTGGAATCGTCGTTACAGACGTTGCTAGGTTGAGTGTACCGAATACGTTTATTGCAAATCAGGTAATTAGTAAGAATGTTCCTGTTCTGAGTCTTATTGATTTGTCTCAGTCTGTGGATCAGCGAAGGTTTGATATCGTTCCATCTGGTGGAAATTTAATTATTCAGACGGTGAATGATGCTCAGAGTGCGAATTATGGAGGAATACAAATTAATCATACGACAGCTAATGTCATGATGACTAATCAACTACGCACTGAGAGCGCAATACGCGCTGAAGGAGGCTATGGAGTCAATCTGACTGGAGTTGGACCGGCATTGGAGATCGGTGCGGATAACGTCAATACTCCTAGTACGGGCGCGTATATCCTCGGATTCAATCGGACATCTGGTCAGTATGTTCCGATCACTATTGGTTCATCGGGTGTAACATTTAATTCGAATGTCAGTCTTAATAACGTAAATCCTGAATTAATATTCGTTGATACATCACAGCCTACTGATCAGAAAACATTCCGGATTATAAATGCTAATCAACAGTTATATTTTCAGAGTATGAATGATGCGCAGACAGCGGCTAGTAGTCAATCACTCGTACTGAATCGATTAGGTGATGCAACTATCGGTCATGGATTGAAAACTCTTGGAGCGATACGAGTAGAAGGATCAGGTGGTACACTTCCATCTGGAATGATTGGTATCGGAGCGGAAATATTCGCTCAGAATGGTTATGCATATTTTCATGCATATGATCGGACGAATGGTGTGTATGCGCCGATCAGTCTGTATGGAACGTCTGTTACAATCGATAATAATGCTAATCTGATAGTCACTGGATCTTCGAGTTTTACTCAGGCGAATACGTTTACCGGAGCGAATGCACCCTATTTCATATTCAATCAGAATAGTGCTCCAGTAGATTCAAGAATCTGGCGTTTGATTGGTTATGGAGATGGAAATATACGATTTGAATGTCTAAATGATGCTCAGTCTATATATCAGTCTGTGCCACTCGCGCTTAATCGTACTGGTGATATAGCTGTTGGACGGAATCTTACGGTCGGCGGTAGCTTTGTAACGAATGGGATTCAGTTCCCGAGCGCGCAGGTTGACTCATCAGATCCGAATACATTGGATGACTATGAAGAAGGTACATGGATACCTACGTTGGGTGGAGAAGGTGGTGAAGATAGTCAGATTTATCAGACGGGAAAGAGGAATGGTAGCTATATAAAGATTGGAAATAAGGTGACTGCTGGAATGTACATTCAATTTGACAGTAGTCAGATGCCGAATAATCCTGGACAGGGTAATATTTATGGACATCTTGTATTAAAGGGATTTCCATTTGCGTGTGGTGGTGGTAGTGCTAATTATGCTCTATCCATTGGTCTTATATCAAATCTTGCGGGTATATCTGGAGTAAGTACTAATCCTCGACGTAATATCTTTGGTAATATGGTAGCAAATACAACATATGCTTATTTGTATTCAGGCGATGATTTGAATGCAAGAAACATGACTTTTATGATTGGATTAGATGTAAATACGGCTACTCAATTGATCGCCTCTATCACATATAGGACACATTATTAATGCTGACTGAGAAGACGCTGATCGATAAGATTGAATTGTTACCTGAGAATGGAATTATTCAGGTCAGATACGCAACCGTAATTAAGCGAGATGACGTGGAGATCAGCCGATCATATCTTAGGACGAGTTATGAGAAGAATGCGGACGTATCACAGGCGGATCCGCTGGTAATCAAGATTGCGGAGACATTTTGGAGGTAGTCATGGATGGAAACGAGATTACGCTGGATGAGATCTACAGGTTGCTAGGAGAGAAAGACATCGTCATCTTCAGACTACAGCGTGAAATAACTAGAAGTCAAGAGGCGGAGAAAGATGATCCGATCGATCCATCCGAACGACTTAGAGAAATTAAGAAGGGTGCATGAACTGTACTTCGCTCAGGAGTTCGACTTTCCTGACTTCATGCAATATTTATGTGCATTCGTGATTGAAGATGATAAGGGGATCATTACGGCTGGCGGAATACGCGATATAGCGGAGTGCGTCCTCGTGACTGATATGTCACGTAAGCCTACTGATCGTGCGCGCGCATTATATCAGGTCAAAGATGCAGTATCCTCCATCTGTCGGGGACTGAACTACGATCAAGTCTACATCTGGAGTCAGCAGCCTAAGTACACGAAGCGGTTATTGAAGAATGGATTCAAATTACCCGTAGGTCAGTCTCTCATCTTAGACCTGTGAGGATGTATGATATGGGTTCAAATAATAACTCGAATAGCGGGAATCAGAATCAGGGATACGGACCCAATGCAAATCCATCGGGGAGTGATCCACGGGGTATAGGTCAGAATCAGAGTCAATATCAGCAGCAGAGATTCGAGAATCAGCAGGGTCCAGCAGTCAATGCGGCTGCCCAGAACTACGGACAGGGATCCGAAGCTAATATGGGCGACTATACTGATATCATGAATCAGTATCGTGCTATAGCCTCGGGTAATACTGGAATAGGTGGTGGAGGCGGGGGATACGCAGGTAATCAAGACTACCTACATTCACCTGGTACATATACTCCATTTACTAGCTCATATGATGATCCGTTTAAGTCATATGCGGGTTATCAGACTATGAGTCAGACTGGTGGATATAGTCCGGAGGATGTAGCTAATCTGAGGGAGAGAGGGACTGCGCCTATACGCGCTTCATATGCGAACGCGCAACGTGAGATAGATAGGCAGCGTAGTCTGAGTGGTGGACAGGGAGTGAATACGACTGCTGCGCTCGCTAAGATGGCCAGAGAGCAGGGTCAGAGTATGTCTGATGCTATGCAGAACGTCGAGGGAGGCATAGTCAATCAGCGTAACGCGAATCAGCTAGCTGGTCTAGGTGGAATGTCCACGGAAGAACAGCAGAGACTAGCCGCGCAGATTCAAAATAATCAGTTTAACGCGCAGCAGCAGACTGGTGCTCAGCAGGGAAACATAGGTCAGGACTGGGCATTACAGCAGGCTAATTCGGCCATTCAAGCGCGCAATCTGGGTGCAATGCAGTCAGCCATGAATTCGAGCGCGAGTGCAGGAGCAGCAGCACAGAATGCTAATCTGCAAGGTAGACTGGCTGCACTAGGAGGTATGACCTCACTGTATGGAGCTTCTCCAGGTATGTCATCTACCTTCGGTAATCAACTGATGAATAGTATAGGTCAGGGTGGTAGCTTTGGTAATCAGTTGTACGGAAATGACATCGCGAATCAGCGCGCACCTGGTCAGTTCGATACGACAATGGGCCGAATTAACAGTATTGGCGGCCTAGTAGGTCAAGGTCTGACTGCTGCTTATCCATTCCTTGGTGGAGGTAATCAGCAGCCTCAAGGTACACCATATAACTATTCAAATAGTCCCACCTATTCTGGCGGTCAGTATGGATATTATGGACCCACTCAGGATCCAAGTATGTATAATGGTGGCTATACTGGTGGCGGTGGTAACTTTGATCCGTCGATGTACTACGACTAGGTGAATAATCATGGCAACTCCATCTGATATCGCTAAGCTACGTCTGCAACAGTTACTCAGTCAGTATGGCGGGACTAATGAGACGGATCCGAATGCTGATGCGCCCTCATTTCCCTCGCCGCTGACTAGTCAACCTGATACTAGTAATCAGGATCCATTTGCAGGTCAAGGTCCGCAGGCTGGTCAGGGTGCTGATCAGACTGCGAGACGTAGTCCGACTGATATCGCTGGACTGATGCAACAGATGAATCAGATATATACGCCGACGTTCAGCGCGCGTGATAAGATGAATGAGCTGATCAGTCAGTTCCCTCAGCATCAGGATCCGAGTTTCGCGCGTAAAGTCGTAGCAAGTGGGATGGGATGGAATAGTAAGGATCCACTTGGTACGATGAATAAGGTAATAGATGATCCATTCCTCACTGATGTAGAGGACTGGAAGATGAAGATGGATCCAGTAGAAAAGGCTGCTCAACTAGAGGAGCAGGCTAACGCTAATCAGCGGACACTAGCAGGGAATATCCTGACAAATAAGTATCAGACTGATCGAACTCTCTCACAGGAGGCGATCAATCAAGAGAGGAATGCGATAGCAAAGCAGAAGGAGATAGATGCGAATAATGTGGCTAATGATCGGACTCGATTGATTGGACTCGCGCAGCAGATGCCTGACTGGGAAGAGGCGAGGGATGTTAATTCGCCTACAGTTCTACTGAGAAATAAGAAGACTGGCGAAATTAAGGATACCGGAGTTAAGACCGGAAACGTGGACGCAATGACGCGCATCCAGATGGAGACTGCTGGTAAGATAGCTACGGCTCAGGCTGGTGGTGCAATACGACAAACTACTCAGTCACAAGGTAATCAGCAGACGGGAAAGAATATAATTCTGGTGGATGGTAAGCCTTATCAGTTAGATGCTAATGGAGTAGCTACTCCTATGCAGGTTGGAGGAGCTGATGTAACTGGATCAGTGACTAAGGTACCCACGCCTAGTACTGCTAATACTGATAAAATAAATTCTCAGGTTGCAAATAGAATGGATATGGCTCAAAGAATGGAGCCAAAAGTTGATATTATTAAGCGCGAAGCTGCTGAACTAGAGAGACGTGGATTATTTGGTCCTATCATGGGTCGAATTCGTGATCTATCACAGAAGGTAGGCACAACTGGTGATTATCAAGATGTGGCGAGTAGTTTCCAAAATCATGCTGTAGCTCTAACTAGTGATCCACAACTGACTAGTAAATCAGGTGATATATCAAATGACTATTGGGTCAGTAAGTTCCTAAGTGACCTGGCATTTCTGACATCAGGTACAGGCATAGTACATGGCGGACAAAGGGGTGGTGGATCCATTCAGATGGTTAACTACATGAAGAGTATTCTAGGTGCTGGACCTAGTACACTTAGTTCATTTAATGCTAAGATGGATTCGGCTGCTGAACTTTTGCACACCTATGCTCAGCCTCCACAGGGAGTGAAGACTCCACAAACTACTGTGGAAGATCAGAAACTGAAAGATAGTATTAGGAAGGCTCTTGAAGCGATGGGGCAAAAATAATGGCTGATAAAATACTTCAATCAGATTTCGTTGCCCAATTAAAGAAACATTCACCGGAACTAGCTAATGTTCCGGATGATCTAATTATGAAACAGGTATACGCAATGGATCCTTCTGTGAAGGATCAGATTGATACGCCCGAAGATATTACGGCTAGACAGGAGGCTAAGAAGCAGGCGTATCGTTCGTCCTTTGTGAATCCTGATTTCTGGGAACGACATCCTACTACTGCTAATATTGCTAAGATGGGAACATCTATGCTGCCCGGACTAGGTGGAGTAGCTGGCGTGGCGTTGACTGCACCGGAAACTTTAGGTATGGCTAGTATACCTGCTATGGCCGTGGGTAGTGCGGCTGGCAAGGGAGCGCAGGATTTAATTAATCAGTATGCTGGATTAACTCCGACTACTAGTCCACTACAGAAGGGACTAGGTGAAGGTTGGGAGGGTGCAAAGACTGCTGCGTGGGGACTTGGAGCAGAGAGTGGATTAGGAGCCATTAATGCAATTAGACAAGGAACTATACTTAAGTCAATTGCTAATACGGCTGGTCATGCTCTGGAGGATTTCAAGTCTCCCCTGACTAAGTTCGTAACTCCTAATGCTGCTGATATGTTTATTGACTGGCTTAAGAATGTAGGTAGTGAGAGTGATATAGGTGAATTCGGATCAACGCTGACACGCGAACCGACGATGAATCGAACTCCATCAGGGGAGATGAGTCCAGTGTCTAATGATGAATTACTAAGACAGATGTACGGAAGTAAAACTGGTACAAGTCCAGTAATTCCACCTACCGCTGAACCTGCTAATCCTTGGAGTGCGACTATTAAGCCTTCTGCTGCCGAATCTGCTGGTCTACGGAATACCGGTACAAGCGCAGATGTACCTACGTCTAGTGCTGAGCCTGGTAGTAATCCGTGGAGTGTGAAGATTACACCTCGTCCTAAGGCTCCAATTACAGGTACGAGTTCAGAGGTACCTCCGCCAACTAGTGGAAGTAGTAATCCGTGGAGTGTGAAGATTGAGCCTCCGACTTCTCAGACTTCTGGACTGAAGAGTACGGGTACAGGATTCGATGTACCTAAGCCATCGGGTGATGTCACGCCGTGGAGTGCGAAGATTAATGTCGAACCGACTAGTCCGGGATTTAAGATAGTGAGAGATCCTACTACTGGTAGATTCACTAAGGTGCCCGAGAGTGCAACATCAATTCAGTACAAAGGTATTACAGATGAGAATGGAGTCCTAAGGAAGGTTCCTAAGAGTGTTGAGGAGTATGATCCGGAAACTCCGAGTGAAAGTCAGGTATCGAGTAGTACTTCACAGCAACCACGCCAGACTGGGCCATTAACTATATCACGTAATTCTACACTGAAAGATATAGATGCAGCGATAGCAGAGGCTCAGGCAAATAAACATCCTGATTTAGCTAATATGCCGTATGAGGATTGGCTGAAGGTTCCAATAGAAAATAAGGGATTCATTTGGAGTACTGATGCAAATGGTGGAGCAGGTGGTTGGCATAATGAATCGACCATGAAATTCGTACGTGATACTGCGCGCATGGTAGAGGAACGTGCACGCGGTGGTGCTATAGACGTACCTTTTACAACTGAGTAAGAATGATTCTTCCTCTGATTTGACAGTGTACGCAGTACTGAATGCGCCCGAACATCTTGGCTCCGCAGACCCGACAGATCCACGGAGCTACATTCAGATATTCACGGATGCGCGCGTCCTCTCTTTGACTGACTGACTCAGTCTTCTGTATCTGACTCGTCTCCTGAGTCGGAATCGGGATAATCATACTCGTCTCTCACTTGAATCTCTCTGTCTAGCTCACGCAGATCCATCGCTGCGTCAGCTACGCCGTGCCAGTCCTGCTCCTCTACCTTCATGATTAGATAGTCTATCATCGTATCTCTTCGTTCTTCTGGGGTCATCTGTCTCTCCACTTCGAGATAAATCTTATTCCTTTGTTCGGTCCAAAGTCTCCGTAGCAGATCCAGCAGGTAGTAGTACTGTCTGTCTTACCATCATCCGTGAAGGATGTACGAGGATTTATGATTACTAGGTCAGGAATGAATGAGTCCCACCACTCACTTCTAGCATAGGTAGGTTCTAGAAATGAAATTCTAGTAAGAAAGATGATACCTTTCCTTGAGAATCTTTTGGCTAGTTTCATAATCTCTAGTGCGTAATTGAATGGTGGATTAGTGATAGTCCAGTCAGATTCTAGCCAGTTAGTAGAGAATCTAGCATCCCTCTCGATATCACTCGTGATTACGGTTAGTCCGTGTTCTCTCAAGAGACTAGAGATGTGACCCTCTCCGTTACAGGGTTCATTAATTGTTCCACTGAGATAAGGTCCACAGAAATTAAGCATTCCTAGTGTTAGATTCTTTTCTGTAGGATAATAGTCATGTGTCCTGCGCATCTATTTGTTCCTTCCTGAGAACATTCGAGTATATTCGCGGACCTGACCATCTGGCATGATATAGATGATCTGGTTACCTATCGACTGAGTCGTGATTACGCCTCCCTGATCGAATGAATGCATGATCTCGTCTAGTTCATTAGCATCCTTATAGTGAGCCCACATCTTCTTCAGGAGCATAGTTCGACTGATCTGATGCGTCTCCCTGCTCAGGAGTTCAGTGATGATCAGCATCTTGATATGCTTCGCCTCTGATAGTCCCTTCTTACCATGAGTCATCTCGCGCACATTGCCTACTAGCTTCCGGCATAGGTCGATGGCTATTTGCATCGACTCTGGATCGATCACTAGTTCTGGAGTGCGCGCAAGTGCGAGTAACATGGCTACCTTCAGGACTGAGTCTCCAAAACGATTCAGTGTACCTGTCTCATCTTTCACTTCCTGAGTCAGTACCTCGTCGAGGAAGTCTTCATAGAATTTCTCGTATACTATACCTGTCTCATTGAAGTATTGAACTGTACCTGATACGCGCTCAGTCTTCTCATACTTATATTCCTCAGTCCTCTCTCTTGATCCTAATGGTCTGAATGGACCTCGGAGTGTGGCGAGTTGTTTCAGATATTTGGCTAAGTCGTCGTACTTCGGAGGATTAGTCAGCGGGACTAGCAGAGAATTAGCGCGATGTCTCTTATTTTCTGAGATAATGAACGTGCGCGCGAAATAGCCTCCATGAATGTCCTTCTTAGCGAAAAAGTCTGATGAGTGCGCATCGTTAGTCGCAGTCAGCATAGTTATCGTGGGATTACTCAGATTGAATTGTTCCATCTTCAGTAGTGAACGCCATTCGCCGATGTTGTATTGTCTGTCATATAGGTCAGTCAGTATATCCATTGCTACTGGATCTGATACGATACTGGAGGTTAATTCAGATGAACAGATGAAGACTACCGATTTCTTATCGACCTTGCCTCCGGGCTGAGTCTGTGCGCCTCCCATCTCTTTCAGGATGCCTTGAATCGAGGATCGACCGGAGATGATGTGCGTATTGCCGACTGCTTTGACTAGCTGCTTACTCATGCTGATAGGCGGACCCTTCTTCAGTCCTGATTCCGCATGGAACATCACGTAGATATTCGGATACAGATTGTATATCTGTCTATCTATCCAGACATTATCCTTGACTACGGCTGATATAGATGCAAGTCCGCCCCATAGCCAGAAACTTGTAGGGGATTCGAGTTCGTTGTGCTGATTGAGTAGTTGATCCAACCATTTCATTCTACTTCCTTCCTGTATTTCCTTAGGTCCATATAGTTCTCTCCTATCTCGACATCACAAGGTATCTTCAATAGTCTACGAGGTAAAGAGCAGGAATGGAAATTGATAGGCCGTTCCATCTCCTTCTGCGCGATTGGAATGAATTCGTCTAGGTATTCTCTTCGAACTGAGAAAAGTAGAGCATCATGTGCCTCAAGAATAATCTTACTTTCCGGGAACCTTCTTTTGATTCGAATTCCGGCTGCCTTGGTACTATCAGTAACAGCTCGTTGGGGGAGATAGGCAAGTGCTTCTCGAAACAGATCGTCTCCCCATCGTTCAAAGAATATACGCACACCTCCATGGGGCGCATCAATTCCCCACGGTAATGGGGCGATGAGTTTCCTCGTTTGTTTGAGTGACTCGATGACTTCCGCATGGAATATCCTCTGAATGTTAGGCTGACGTGCATGAAATATCTTTAGTGCGCGCTCGGCTTCTGCCTCTGTGACTGTAATCGGGATCTTAAACTTTCTCGCTTGCGTGTTAAGTTCAATAGATGCTCGTCGTTTGCCTGCCCCAAGATGGCCCGCATGACGTAGAGTCTTCCCTGCGAATCTAATGGGCGATTCATATCCCAATATTTTCTTACTGTAGTCATCTTCCTTACCACCGAAAAACCACGACGCAGTAAGTGCGTGATAGTCATGTTCATCTATATCCTTCAACGCCTGTTCATCCATCGCTAGATTGAATACTACTCTGGCTTCTGCTTGGGATGAGTCTAGTTGGACGAAGACTTCTCCTTCGTCTGGCTCATACATACTTCGTATGTCAGATCCGATATCGCCGTGTTTCGTCAGAGTCTGGAAGGATGCGCCTAAGACTTTCATGTCGGCTTGTCTTCCTTTGCCGACGATGTCAACCTTAGGTCTGATAGGAGGTTCTTGCTGTCCCGTACTTGTTCTCCCAGTTTCGAGGCACATGAAGCAAGTTGTTCGCATCTTTCCATCATAGTCTGGGATTGCAAGTAGATAAGTCGAGAGAGTCTTTCTAACTCTCCTAGTCTCAAGGATAGCCTCAATAACTCTCCTATGTCTGGCATCGCGCACTCCATTCTGCAAGTTCAGTAATGCAGTTAGTTCCTCTTCTCCTGTTCCCTGTCTTCTAGGTAGTTTCCACTTGTCGAATAGTAACTCGGAGACTTGTTTTGATGATGCAGGATTAACTTCCTCTCCTGAAAGTGTGAGTATCTCCTTTTCAAGTCTCTCATTCCACTCGGTATACTTCTGGATCAATGCTGCGCGCTTCTCTTTGTTTACACGGAATCCATTATTCTCTATCTCCAGGTAGAAGTCAGGTAGAGTCATGAGGAAGTTCTCGTAGAATTTCGTCACACCTAGCTCCGCCAGGTCTGAATTCATTGCCTCGTCTATTTCATACGTAACACAGGCATCACGTCCGCATCCGAGAAACAAATCTCTAAGCTGCCCTTCATACATACCTTCATCCTTGTAGAAGGGTTCTCGCGTGTAGACAGATGTAAGAAATGCCAACCCTTTCGGGAGTTCAGGGTTAATTGCAAAGGCTTTGAGGAGCGTATCACTGTGAATATGTCTGATGGCAAATCCGAGTCGTCGCAGCTTGTCACGGTCATAATTGAAATTTTGTCCGACAATGTCTTTCTCCCATAATACATTAGCTAACATCATCCAACACGCGGTCAGATCAGAGTCAGGAATCGTACTAATTCCATCCTTGTTCCATAGGGGGACTGTCATCGCATGATTCGGACTGAATGCCAGACCTATGCAGATAGGAAGACAGTGACCACCTGCCTCAATATCGACAGACATTTTCTTACAGTCTTTATAACGCTCCAAGAATTCATATAGCTCACCTGAATTATTGCAGATCTGAATGACTCTGTTAGGCAGATCATAGGATGGACTAGCTGACTCAGTGAGCGCGCGTCGGAAGTCAAAGATCATTACCTGTCTGTTCCAGTAACCCTTGATTTCTCCACCACCAGCAGAATGTAGCAGATGTGCGGGATGATAGGTAGGAACAAACTTATGGCCCATCCCCCACATGATCGATCCTCTGTGCTTACTAATTTTGGATTTCCCAGAGAGTCCCCATAGAGCAGTCCCACCGAGAGCAAGTATAACGTTGGGGTTAATCTCATTAATCTCAACTCGTAGTTCAGCTAGCTGTTGGTCCATATCTATACCAGCTCGCTGCGCTCGCGTGTGGAATGGAATCTTCTTATTTTTCTCGCTAGCCTGGACTTCGTACTTACAGATATTCGTTATCCAGCAGTCATATCGATTGATTCCCGCGTCCTTTAATAGTCGATCTAACTCGCGTCCTGATGGTCCGACGAATGGCTTACGCGCATTAGTCTCTTCGTAACTCGGGCTTTCTCCCAATATCATTAATTTTGCACTAGGATTCCCTGTTCCGGGTACGTATATCCTATCTGTCATTCTTCTGACTCGATTATGAAACTGTTCAACCAATCTCGAATCTTCTTGGCATCTTCTATTGTTGGTTGGATATATATATCATGATAGTTTTGTCTTGCATAAATCTGAAAGACATTTATATTGACAGGTTCAAATCTTAATTCTTCGGTTAAATCATTAAGTATGATTAAATCAGTCATCGTCCGTCCCTCGCTCCGGTTTCATACGTCGGCTTCCTTCGTCTCTTACGCTGAATCTGTCTCAGATCCTTAATGACTTCACTCGTCTCTTGAACGCGCTTCTCTAGTTCCTTGATGTAGATGAATAGTTGATCGTCATTCCACGTCTGAATAATTTCTAACAGGAGTTCCTTGTGCATTAGTTACCTCGAAAGTCTTGGAGCAGACAGTACAGAATAGAACGAACGGACTCATACTGACGATTTCGATCATCCGTTCATCATCGTTATGGCAGTACGGACAGATTATCCTGATCATGTTTCTGTCCTTTGTCTTTGTCTGATTTGATTACTTTGACGTGATTCGCGCGCCAGCCTCGCCCCTGAATCTGTAGTGGACTGAATTCAACTAGCATTCCAGTCCTTAGTTCAGGAAACGTTATGGTATCCTGAGTCAGGCTAGTCCAATGAAAGAAGATACGCGTGAACTCGATCTCCTTCGATGAGATGAATCCCCAACCAGTCTTACTGACCTTAATGATCTTGCCTACTACTCTAGTATTGGTCATTCTACACCTAATGAAAGAAGGGGATATACTTCGAGTACATCCCCTTCCGTCTCTTATTTTTCTTCTACCTCTTCATCCTCTTCTACCTCTTCATCCTCTTCTGTCTCCTCTTCATCCTCTTCGAACTCTTCGTCATCGTCTACCAGATCTTCTTCCTCATCGTCTGGCTCCTCAGTCTCAGTCGTCTCATCGAGCATGTGAACCTCCTGACTGACTAGCGCGGAGTACGATACTTATGGTTGACCTGATTCTTCATCCGGCCATTCCACGTATCATTCTCGATGAACATCTCGATCTGTTTCCCTACGGCTTTAGACAGATCGAAACGCTGAGTAGAGTTGACGGTCACGCCGAATGCGTTCAGGAATCCAACTGCGAATCCCTTCGCCTTGCTATTGAAATTCCAGTCGATAGGGACATTCGCGAACGCCGTATCTCCTGAATCCGCATTCTTTACGATCGTTCCTTCAACTGGCCAGTTGGTCGATCCTCCATCCTTAGACGGAGCCTCTCCGATGTTGTCGATAGTTACAAGATACCACGCGGGCTCAACGATCTTGCCACGGAGTAGATCCTTCTCACTGAAGTCGATGAATGGCATTGTCTCTTCTCTCTTTCTTGATTTAGAATCCTGCTGTTGTCTTCTGTTGTGGTTGGGAGAGTTTGGTGATGGCGGGTTTGATCCATGTATCGTAGAGAGGCTTATCACCGAATACTATCTCTCTATCTAGATCGAGTGCAGTGCGCGCGAAATCGTCTCCGGTATGAGTAGTCAATACGCTATAGTCACCTCCACTTCCTTCCACGAATCCCTTCTTGATATTGAAGTGATAGACTTCACCACAATATGCGGGAATCTTCGGGGCTACTTTCTTTCCTGCCGTCACGATAGTACGCGAGACGTGGGTAGTATTCTTAACTGTGTCTCGATACTCCGCTTGCACAACGTGCGCAATTAAAATAATGTTGACCTTGTGATATGCATTGATGTCCTTCGTCAGTGCTATTAACTCCTGAAGTGCGGATGCCTCTGCACCATAGTCCTCTATTTCATTGATTGCTATACCGGCGACAAGTTTCCCTGCGGCTGCGCCGCTCTGTCTCTTGATGCCATACTTCATCTTGAGAGTCTGACGCAGCGTCATGTCAGCCATACTAGTCAGGGAGTCGAATACGAGAGTGCGATATGGACAATTGCTTTGCAATTGCTCTAATTTTAAGCGAGGTTTGTTCCAATCGTCATAGTCCTCATATGTGATAGTCTTCGGATCTATGCCCCATTTTCTCATGGGAAGGACTATGCCGTTCATCTTCCTGTCCCATGAGAACCAGAACTGTGGAGTAGGAAAGGAGAGTGCCTGCGTACTCTTTCTAGTTCCCGGCTCACCCTTGAACATACAGTAGAGTGAGTCGAATCCTATCGAGTCCATGTTAGGCATGTTAGTTCACTTCCCGGTAGAGTCTGCTGACTGCACTGAGACACTGCGCCAGGTACTCTGTTAGCAGATTTCGATATTCGTCTGGAATTGAACCTTCAATCTGAATAGAGATGGCTATTTCTGCATGTGATGACTGGAGATACTTCGATACGTTGGTCAGTTTTTCTGCTGCTTCGTCTGGTATGGAAATGATCTTAGGCATGTTAGACCTCTTCGAAGTTATCCTGAAAATACTTCGCTGAGATGAGCCATTGATCCTCGTGATTCTTCACGTTACGGACGATCATGTCTCCTTCCTTCGGTGATCCGTTAGACTTGTCTACTTCGCTGACTGACACACCTGACATATCTTCGCCTGCTACGTAAGCGCGCATCTCCGCGATTCCCTTCTTCCTGTACTGCTTGAATGGTTGATCGAATGGTAGACTCATCTGCTGTTCTTGCTTCATGATTCACTCTCCTTCTTCCCCTGTCACTTTATTACGGGGATCCCAGACTGGGGCTAGTGTAAAGTTAGCGCGTAGTACCTCTTCGCGCATATTCCGATCTGACTCGCAGACTTCCTTGTATGGACACGCACCGTAGATATTGTCGCAGTGCGTGAAGTTAGGAGGCCAGTAGCTAGACTCGACATACTGAAGATACTTGTAGGCATAATATGGAACTATCTCGTTACGCCATTCATTCAGTCTGTCTGCGCTGTATGACAGGATTTCGCGAGTTAGTCTCTCTCCGATCTTCAGGCTAGTCTGCATGCCGATCTTGTTGACTATGACATTTCGTGAATTCAGGAGGACGCAATGTCCCATGAACTGATTGCTCAGTGTACTCTTCTCTCGCCTTTGTTTGAATGTCTTGTGATCCATCGATACTATGCCTATCTGATTCGTATCGACTGTCAGATCGAACTTCGCCTTCCACGCTACGCGGATCTCGTCATCCTCGTATATTACGTCTGCCTTCACCCATTCGACTGATAGGGGAATCAGCGCGTCATTCTTGTAGTAGTCGAAATACTCCTGACAAGTCTGTAGTGCGAATCGCCAGCCTGTCTTATAACTCTCGTTGACTTCTGGCGAGTTTTGGATGCCCGGATATTCTGCCGGTTCATGCTTACAGTCTGGCTGACTTCCCTCCGTAGCTTGTGAGCAGTATGGACAGCCCGTTACGTATAGCTGACCTGCGGAGAGCGCATCGTCTATACTGGCTTGTCTAGATAGTCCATCTATCCTACGCTGATAGTAGACTTCAAATACCTTGTGAACTAGTGAACCTATTTCGAGAGAGTTAGACTTACCTCGCACGCTGACTAGCTGATGATTATATCGAATGTCCAGATAGCGCGCACATGACATCAGACTGGACAGCGTAGTTGCGTCCATGATGACATTTTTCTTACCTGATGGAACAAGTATGTCAGTCATTCTTTCCTTCGCTTCCCATCGCGAGGATACGAACGCGCGCACTACGATGATATACCTTTCGTTTTGCTGATTTATCCTTCCCGCCTTCTTTCTTTCGATATACCTTACCGAATCGATTAGATGGAGACTTTGGCATGAGATGATAGTCTCCCGGTGCGAAGTCCTGATGTCTGTCAAATGAGATTATCTCCCGACTGACCGATTCAGGCGTTGCGAATCGAATAGCCTGATTATCCTTAATGATGTAAGACGACGACATACCGATGATGACCGCGTCTGCGTGCAGTTCTCGTCTCGCCGCTCTCGCCAGCGCGCATTCTGACGGATTGAGTTTCTGCGCTTCCTTACAGTCCTTCGGAGAGACTGAGATATCGACTGACTTCGTCGAATCATAGGCTGATGTGACATTCGGAAATAGTTTCTTGACTGAACGTGGTAGTCTGATCTGTTTCTTCGACATCAGCTTCTTAGTCATTTGCTCCCTTTCTGATTAGTATGGCTATCCAGTAGAAAAAGATACCTAGAATGACGAGTGATACAATCTCAGATTTTAGCATTCATAGTCTCGATGATCTGGTGTTTCAGTTCGATGACCTGCTTACAGTCATTCCTAGCAGGAATGCAGAGCAAGAGTATCTGGTTATGCATTTCGGAGTGACGGAAGTTTGCGTCGATGAGTCGTGAAATATGTCCCTGTACTATCTCGTATGTCTTTTCCCAGTTGTCCATTCTTCTAGTCCTCTATCGAGTTTTTCGAAACAGTCATCGCACAAAGGCATTCGAATCTACATAGCCTGTGTCTGGCTGTATAGTATCGGCGACGAGTATGACTAGGGCGACTGCGCCACACACGTAACACTTAGTTCCTTCATTAGATGGCTGATTGATTATCTCGATTGAATAGGTAATCATCTGACTAGTCTCCTGACTGATTACGCTGACCTGATTACGCTGACTTGCGCCCACGCTTGGCGTTGTGCGCGTTTACTATGCTGACTGCTAGTTCCTTCATTAGACTATCTTCGCTCCACTTCGCTGCTTCGGTACCTGTCCAGTCGTGGAATTGGATTCGCTTCCGTGAGACGATCGCGTCTAACTGCGCATCTATCGCCGTCAGACCTTCCATATGCGCGTACACTGAATTGACTGACTCGGCTGTCTGTCCAATTCTAATGAATCGACCTTCACATTGTTCCTCCTTACCGGGATTCCATTGTCTCTCGTGCATTACACAATCTGAACATGTCTGGAGATTCAGACCTTCTCCCATTGCTAACTGACTTCCTACGAGGATTGCGCGTGGAGCAGAGTTGAACTGATCAGCAGCTTCGTTCCGCTTATACGCATTCATATCCGCGACTATCTTCAGGACTGGAATTCCACCTGAATACTTTTCCTTCAATTCCTGAAATAAGATGTCCTGAACATCCCGGTGATGCGCGAATACGGCGAGCTTCCGATCTGTATCTTCGATGAATTCGTCTACGTACTCCAGCGTCGTCGGTATTTTGGCAAGTGCGACTAGGTGACGCATCTTAGCCATTGCCGCGATAATCGCCATTCCGCCTATTCCGTCTTTCTGTGCTTCAAACCACTGAACGAACTGATCGACCGCTTCGTCGTATAGTTGTTCTTCCTTCGGATCCATTACTACGTTGAGCTTCGTTCGGTTGACTAGCGGAAGTTCTTTCAGGACTTCTATACGCTCACGACGTATGCAGATGTCCTTCGTGTATTCTTTGAATTCTGTCCTAGATCCGTTGACATAGGCATACTTGCGTATTCCGCCTTCCTTCAGGAACTGACCTTGCCAGTATGTCTGGACCCACGTTCGTTTAAATCCTTCCTCGCTATTAAACTTGATCGGATCCATCATGTTGAATACGGGGAATAGTTCGGAGCCTCGGTTATTCCACGGAGTACCAGACAAGGGAATGACCTTGCGTGACTTCACGACTCGTCTGACCATCTGAGTGCGCGTACTGTCTACGTTTTTAATTTGTTGACATTCGTCGAGCACGACTGTCTTAATTCCTATCCGATCGAACTGTGCTATGTCGAATCCCGATGAAATTGTCTTACCTGACTTCTTCATCATCTTCGTTTTGGGGACTAGCATATCGTAGCCGATGATGTAGTGCTTCAATCCGGGGATTAGCCAGTCCTTCGATGAATTGACTATCTGTGGAATATGCTCCGCTTTGTCCGGATTGTCGGAATTCATCCAGTTAATGATGAATGAACTAGTCTGGTATTTCAGACCTGACTTCACGATCCATAGGACTGGCCACGTCTCAGGATGGAAATACAAGTATCCGCCAGCCTGAATAGTCTTTCCCAAACCCATCTCATCGAATACTGCGCCGCCTTTGCTGACTGATAGTGCAGTCTCCAGAAATTTCATGCCTTCGAGCTGAAAGTCGTATGGACGGAATCTGCCGCACTTCGTGCACGCATTCTTATTCCATTCATGTGCGCAGTCAGACGAACCGCCTGTCTGGAATTTGTGAAATGGCGTACCCTTGGAGATCTTGCGGACTATCATATGTCCGCATTCCAGTTCGATATACTTGATGTCAGGCATATCGTCTGGCATGACTACTGTACGCTCGGCAGCCTGCTTCGCTATCTTCCCGCAGGTCTCGCACTTGTCCTGTAGTCTGGTTATGTTGTACTTCGGAGTGCGAATGACCTGCTCGTCGAAGGAGACTTCTACGTCTGCTCCGCTACGTATCGCATCTATCACGTCTGGAGACAGAGAGAGATTTGAGCAGGGTAGGGTGTTGTCACAGCCTATCTCGCGCGCTTTGTCAGCCCACGTAGCGTCATGCGCATGACCGGGCGTGAGTGCGTGTGCCACTTCGTGACGAATTGTATTTAGGATGTCGGGATCTGGATGAATATCGATGTGATGCGCCGATAGGATGATACACTTATCTCGGTGAGAACATAGGCCCAGATACCGTGAATCGGCATTCTGATTCAGTCTAACTGTCCAGTCTGTTAGACCGTGCTTATTCATCTCGCCACGGAGTAGTTCAGCCGCGCGTTGTCTAGTCATCCGATAGTCCAGTTAGTTAGTCAGTCTCGCTTCGTTTAGTCTTCAGAGAGGAGTGATGCAAGGTATTTGTCTGCTGCGTCGATTGATCCTTTGGTCGTTACGGCCATCTGAATCATTGATCGTTTCATACCGTATTTCTTCGCTAGTGCGTCGACCGCGTCTCCGTCGTATGACTTTCCTTTTTGACGGCTGGTTGGCTTACTTGATCTCGCGGATTGTGGCTGAACTGGAGGCTGATAGTTCACGTCGAGTGATTTGAACTTCTCTAACTGATCTCCGGTGAGCCGACCTGCGGTAATCTGGACTTCCTGTTTCCATAGACTGATCTTCTTGTTCAGGTCCTTCTGAACTTCGAATAGCGCGCTTTGCATCTGTTGCATGCGCTCTTGACACAGCCGCGCGTATTCGTAGTCCTTCTGAGTCGGCTGTATGGAAGTGTCTGCGTCGATCATGCCACGGAGTGCGATCATCGGAGTACGTTCGGCGAGAAATAAGTCTTCCTTCGTCTGCGGGACTTCGTCTCGCTGACTGACTGACTGAATCTGGTTACGTATCGCTTCGTTTTCTAGCTGAGTGCAGGTCACGCATAGTTGAATGCCGTGAGGCGAAGTGTAGAGTATCACGTTAGTCTGACTGCATGACTCGCAGTCTCCCTTAACTATCTGATTGACTCTCATGATACTTTCCTATCGCTAGCTGACTTCGTCTGGCTGACTGACAGGCTGACTGACGGACGATACGAAGTGCGCATAGTCATAGTGTGTCGATTGCACTCGCCTAGTCTCAGGGCTGGATTATCGCTATCCCTGTTTTCTAGAATGACCGGCCATCGCTGAACGCGCTTCATACGCTGACAGACTGTGCAGTAGAATCGTTTCATGATTGAATGTCCTTTCGGATTTCATAGCTGGTTAGTGGCCTGACCTCCGCTGAGTATCGCTTACAATTGCAATGTGCACATGCGCCTTTATTCAGCCTATCTAGGCCCCAGTGCGCCCATTCGACGTGACCACACGGACACATATAGTGTGTCGAGTGTAGCCACTCTTCGTGAGTCTCGCAAGTATGTTTGTCTGGAGTGCGCGCCAAGATTCACGTCCTTTCGGATTCTGGTTACGCTTCGTAACGCTTCGTTACGCTGATTAGCAGGGTCGGCCAACCGAGTGAACGGGCTGCATAAACGAGGTCTGAGCCCCATGTATCCTGCTCGAATACGTAGTAGTTTTCGCCTATCTGCTCGACTTGTAGTGGTTCGATCTGACCTTGCTTCGTCAATACGTCTCGCATCTTACCGATGAAGTAATACGGGTGCGTGTGTAGGTTGTTGAGGGGAAATACGCTGAGGGTGGAAACTACTTGAGTCATGATTGAATGTCCTTTCGGAGTATAGCTGCCGCCACACGGAGTTTCGCCGCGCTATCCTTCAAGCGCGTAGTAATATCCTTAGGTTTAGGCGGAGCGAATTGAAGAACTACGGCTGACATTGCACGTCCTTTCGGAAATTCGTGTTACTATGCGTAGCGGTTACAAGTAGCGAGGTAAGATGAAACCCCGCTGACCTGTCCAGTATGACACGGTCGGACGGAGGAGTCAAGCGCAAGATGTAGGGCCGTCCGGCTGAGCTTAGCACTACATCTTGTGGTCCTGACTGAGTGTCCCCGAAAGGAGACAGTCCTCTCTGATTAGCTGCTCCGTCTAGTGAGTCTGTGTATCTGGCTTCGTCTCGCGTAATTCGAGAATTACCTTCGTCGCGTGTTCCTTCGTCACGCCTAACTGAACGTAGTGCGCTATGCGTAGCTTTTCTTGCTCCGTTAGCTTGACTGGCTTACTTGCTTCGACTGGCTTCTGAACTGGCTGACTGACGGGCTGAGTCCTGTCTGACGGACCGATTACTTCAATACCTGTACAGTCTATACAGTGTGGCATTTCTTGCTTCATACGCTCGCGATCTAGTACGAATGACTGACCACAATTCCAGCAAATTGACTGCCGACCTTCGACTATGTAGTCCTGTGCTCCGTAGACGAAATGATTACAGCCTTCTAGCGCGCATTTCCAGACAAAGCTATGCTTCGCTGTGATGCGTATGTACTTGTGCGTATGCTTCTGTCTAGTCATAGCCTGTCCTTTCGACTGCATTCGTCACATACCGGCATTTCATTCTGCATGGCATCAACAGACATCTGAAACGTTTCGTTGCAGGTCCAACATTTATGCCACTTACCAATGACGCGATAAGCCTGACCTGCATGCACGAACCACTTACAGTCTACGCATTTCCATATATGACTACTAAGCGTCGGAGTACGTATAAACTTATGCAAGCGCGTATCTTTTCTAGCGCTGATCTGTGGTTTTATCATTTGTATCTGCTCCGTATGGACGCTATAATTAGGTCCGGCGTCGGGGACGTCTGTCATTCAATACTTCTGCCTGATATGTGTATCTTCGATTTTCGTTCGCTTCGATTTCATGCCAAGTGTCCCAAAGTGAGCCATTTAGTCCCCTTTTTAGGACGGGGACACCTCTCACTCACACCTATCCCGATGGGCGCGATTATGGCATACCCCTTCGGGCTTGTCAAGGCGCAAGGGGCGTGCCAAGGTAGATGTATGCAGTAAGTATGCCAGCATAAGTGTAGGGGGTGAGTGTAGTAGATATAATAATAATCCTTATGAAAAAAAAATAAAAAAAAAAAATTACTATACCTTTTAACTACAACTATTCTACCCACTCCCCCCTACATGTATTTATGAATTCCTGTCCCCACCCCTATCCCCTTTGCGCCCCGTCGTGTTAGGTGTGTGAGTGAGGTGTCCCCTTTTTATTTGACCTCAAAAGGAGACACTATTTATAGTGGCTATTCAGAGCGGAGTAACTCACGCGCTAACATGAGCGCTTTCCACCTAGGATGCTTAGTGGTTCGCATAATAGCACTAACTAGCCAGTCAGCATATATGCGAGTCTGTAGATCAGTAGACTCATACCATTTGAACACTCTACGCATCTGTTTGCGCGTAGGCAGGTCAGTTCGCCTGATTCTAGACTTTACCTTGCGATACATTAGTTCACCTGAACATTGAGATGATGATGCTTAATATAGTAAACGGGAGAAATAGTATCGTTGTCGTTAGGTATCCCATTAGAATCATTATGGGTATACCTAGGACTAGAACGAGTGCTGCCGCACTCACGAACTCAACGAAGTTGAGGATTGATTTAATCATAGTTAGTCCGAAGGAACAGGCCGGATTGCAGTCTCCGGCCTGTAGGTTACTTCGCTGAGACAACGTAGCCGTTGCGCACTACGACGGCCGCATACCACTTGTGTGGCTTGGGATAGTGCGGTCCTTCGACGACATCCGTTCCGTTCTGCACAGTTAGGAACATGCCGGACGGATTGTAGGTGTCCATTGGGACGCCGGCCTTGACCGCTTCGAGGAATGCGCGCTTCGTGGGATAGTCGCGTCTGACGTATGACATAGTTCTGTCCTTTCGGAATACAGAGAGTGAGTAAGGCTAGGCGGAATTGCCTAGCCCTACGACCTGAGTTACTCAGTGGCCCATTCGAGACCGAGAGTGTTTGAGGCAATGTCCTTAGCCTGTGCCTCAGTAAACTTCGCTTCACCATTCTTGTTCTTGACCGCGCGGAGCACCTTGACCATTTCGCGAAGCTTCAACTGGTCGTCAGTCTCCAGTGTGGGCTTTTCGTAACCCGCTGCCTTAAGCGCTTCAGTCAGCGCAGCGGAACGCGCGGCTGCAAGCTTCTCGTTGTTGCGGAATTTGATGATATCCTCGTCTGACATCATCTTGTCAGCGGCTTTGACCTCGTCGATTGTCTCGAATGCGTTCCATGAGTAGGAATAAGGAATGGCCGTCTTGAGAGTCTCACCGTATGCAATCTTGGTGCTCGTGCTTTTCGTCTGTGTCTTCATTGTCTGTCTCCTGTCTGTCTGACGGATTGGCTACCGTCTGTCTGCGTTTCCGATACAAGAATCATAGCACGGAACGAGACGCGCGCAACATAAATCGACAAGGTTCGCTAATTTTTTTCAGGCGTCTATCAGGTAGACGGAGCGGCTGATAACGAGACTCAGTATCAGGATCGCCAGCCAGCTCGCCAAGCACTTTGTCTCGCCAAGTACTTGCGTACCGAACGATCGGTACAACGCACTTTGTTTTGCAAAGTTCTTTATTCAGAGAACTTTATTTTGCAAAGTTCTTTATTTTTTTTTAGAGTACTTTGTGACGCAGAGTACTTTGCGGCGCAGAGTAGGGGGGTACACCCTTGTAGGCGTCGTGCTTTGCCGTCGGGCCAGTGCGGCGAAGCCGCAGCATACAATCATCATTCATCTGCCAGATACAATCATTCATCTGCCATCAGCCAGCTGACAGCCGCCGTATCATTTGTCGCAGTATACAATCATTCATCTACCTTAGTCTATATCAGAGATGACTAGACAATTCAATCAGATACATATATCTTTCGGTCACCTCCCCGAAATTCGTCTCACGGGATTCATGAAGATTTCCACAGGATAACTGTCTGGCAGACAAGGACTTGCGGGAAGGGCGGACTTGACACGCGTGATAGGCTGGAGGTGGCACAATGCCGGGTTGCCTCCGGACACTAATCATATCAACATAGTTCAGGAAACCAATATGCCTATAGGTCTAGTTAGCGAAGCCGAGTTCATGAAGGAAATTTCAGGGTTAGATAAAGGGTCAGATAAAGGGTCAGATAAAATTACGCGCACTTCGACGGAGCCAGATCAGTCAGTAGAGTCTCATACTCCGGAAGTCAGCGTAGTAAGCGAGCCTCAGCGGGGCAGATCAGGAGGCGATGTCAATGTACCAGATAGTCTGAGGAAGATTATCGGTGAAGAAGCATTGCTGAATGGAAGGACGGCTGCACTTGGACTAGCGAAGGACTTCGGTATATCAGCTAGTTCAGTCAGCGCGTACAGTAAGGGAGCTACATCTACTACTAGCTACAATACGCCATCTAGTTCGATCATTCAGCATATCAACAAGGCGAGACATCGAGCAGTGAAGCGTGCGAGTAGCACGCTGAACTCAGCACTGGGAGCTATTACGCAAGAGAAGCTAGATTACTCGGATGCGAAGGACTTGAGCGGAATAGCGAAGGATATGAGTGTCATCATACGTAACCTAGAACCAGCGTCAGTCAGCGAGGCTGATCAGTCAGCGAAGACTCCTCAGTTCGTGATATACGCGCCGCAGTTCAGACAGGAGAATTCATTCGAGTCAATCACTGTAACGGAATAGGTCAGTCAGCTAGAGACGTAGCCAGACGAAGCGAGACTAGATTCAGTAATCAGATTGGAGTATCAGCATGGAACAACTGATCGATAAGCCGTATGCGTATCATAAGCCAAGCGCGGATGGACTGGAGAAGATTAATAGATTGCGCGCGCACTTCAGCGAGACTGAGAGACTCATTCGCGAGGTGTGTCCGGCTAGTAGACATCAGTCAGTCGCACTGACGAATAATGAGACGACTGCGATGTGGGCTATTAAGGCAGTCGTGTTCAATGATCCTGCTAGCGAGACGTAGCCAGTCAGCATACGCAGCCCCGCGCGTAAAATCTTGAGACATGTGGAGATGAGATACGATGGCGAAGCATAAGTCAGCAAGCAAGTCAGATCAGGATCAGTCATTATATGATCAAGTATATGAGAAGTGCGCGTATATCAACTGGCGCGCGGACGAGATCAAGCAGGCACAGGTAGACATCGAGATACTAGTACGCGAGATAGAAGGATCAGATCAGCCAGTTCCTCCGACTACTGAACTACCGCCTGTTACGCCGCCTCCTATCACTGATCCGCCAGATCCGGCCGTCAGTCAGCTCATTCATAAGTCTAATCTACAGTACGTCGGCGCGTTCCTTCTACCAGCCTCTGCGAGTAGTGGAGCGAGTTACGGCTTTGAGTACGCGCTCACTGGGCTGGCCTATAACCCGCAGCATAACTCACTCTACGTCAATAATCATATCTATGAGCAGAAGACAGCGGAGGTCAGTATACCGACTCCTGGTCAGGACTTCTCTTCCCTGCCGCGCGCTCAGTATATTCAGCCGCTGGCTGATCTCACTGAGGGTCATATAGCCAGTCTAGGGTCAGGAGGCTCAGTCATTGCAGATAAGTGTCAGATAGGTGGTCTACTAGTCTACGGAGACAGTATCATCGGTACATCATACATCTTTTATGACGGAGGTAAGCAGGCTATCCTCTCGCACTTTACTAGTGGCCTGCGCACTACAGATCAGGGAGACTTTAGGGGTTTTTATCAGGTCGGGAATACGGGCGCAGGATTCGTAGCGGGATTCATGTGTTCCATTCCACCAGAGTGGCAGAGTCAATTTGCCGGTACGTCACTGACTGGTCAGGGATGCCTGAGTATTATATCCCGAACTAGTTATGGACCGGGCGCGCACGTATTCAATCCGGCTGGTCTGACTGGTATGACTGGCGCGGCTACAGCTAGTACACCACTCGTATATTATCCGCAGGATCATCCGACGCTCGGTCCGTGGGAACAGCAGAGTTACGTGAATGACAAGTTCAACATGGGAACGCGCGTCAACGGGATGGTCTTTCCTACAGGAAGTCGATCAGTCCTATTTTTCGGATGTCAGGGACTCGGTATTCCCTGCTATGGTGATACAGTCGCATATGGAGGTCATTGTACCGATCCGACTAATAACGACAAGGGATGCCACGCAGCTCCCTACAGAGTATGGTGTTGGGCCTACAGTGCAGATGAACTATTCCTAGTTAAACAGGGTCAGAAAAGTCCGTGGGACGTAGTTCCGTATGAGATGTGGAGTATGGATCTGCCGTATGAAAGTCCGGAAGGTCAGGTCCAAGGCGTAGCGTACGACCCGCTGACTCAGAGGCTGTACATTAGTCATGTCCACGCCGAGTACCTATTACCGGGTGCGAATCCGTATGCGAAGAATCCAGTCATTCATGTGTTTCAGTTCACTAATCAGTCAGGTAGTCTCCTCACGCTAGGTGACGAAGGAGACTAGACGCGGTCAGTGAGGTATATCAGCACGGGGCGAAGCCCCGCGCGTAAAATCTTGGGACAAGATTCATACTCCAAATTATGATTTACGTAGGCATACTGATAGCAGTCATTCTGCTTATGATGGCTACGCAGGTATACGCGCTCGTTCAGATATTAGAGGCGATACATCACGCGCTTGAGCGTCTGTCAGTCAGTCTGGAGACGAGGTCAGGAGACTAATGTCAGCATATTCAGATCGCGTGATCACGGACGGCGTCTGAATGAAACGTCAGGTAGCATAGCGAGGGATAGTATAGGAAGCGCGAATGGGACGATCTGCTGTATTGGAAGTAGATTCATTAAGTCAACGAGTCAGATAGATGTTACTCTGAGGAGAGACTGATGCCTACAGGATTAGTTCCGTGTGGATCGCCTACGACGCTGACACAGAATGTCGTATACGCACTTCCGGTCGTGAAGACTACGCTGTTCACTGATACGGCTACTCCTACTATTCAGCTCTCTAATACGTCTGCCTTTACAACGAACGTAGCAGTCACGCTGACTGGCGGCACGGCTACGTTGACTGGTGGATTCATTCGGTCCACGGCAGGTGATGCGTTGGTCACTCTGAAGCGAGACTAGAGGAGATCAGATGGCGAAGATCAGATTACGCGCGTATAATGGGAAGTATGTGAGTGCGAATGATTCCGCGAGTGGATTCACTCTGACTGGTAATCGAGATGAAGCTGGTGAATGGGAAACATTTGAGATGGAGGAACTAGATGATGATGGAACGAATCCGCCGGATAGTGGAGGAACTGAACCTCCTATTACACCTGACTATGGCGGAATAGATGATATAGACCTGGGATTCGCAGTCGTGGCGAGTAGTGATTGTCCGTCAGTCGCTGAACTCCAGATTATTTCACGAGTGACGGAGATTACGCTGACGGATGTAGGAGTAGATGGACAGGGATATGCAATGAAATTTGGAGGTCAGGAGACGTGGCCAGGCGTAGTACCACCGGGATGGGAAGGTCCGATCAATCATACGTTGTGGATGTGCGAATTCATCAATGGAACGTGGTACATTCTGCCAGTGAAGGAAGGACTCGGGACGTATCTGACACTTGGACCGATCCTATCGCAGGGACAGGTACCAAATAATCTGACGTATTATAGTAGTGAACCGATGCTGGGATATCAGCCGAGGAAGGGTGAGAAAGTCGGCTTCTTTTGTACGACAGGAGACACTAGGAGGATGAATATTCAGCCTGCTAGTACAGTCGGACGAACGAATGTCGTGACAGTTCCATTCAAAGCCGGGACGTATAGTTGGAGGCGAGGAAATGCCATTTAATCCTGCAATGTTTCAACAAGGTATGTTAGGTCAGGGTCAGCCTATGGGTCAGATGGGTCAGCAGATGAGTCCATTCGCGCAGGGACTAGCTCCTATGCAGAGTGCGCCACAGATGGGAGCACCACCTATGAATTATGGTCCACAGGCTGGTGGAAGTATGGGAGGTCAGCCTAGATTTGGTACTGGTGGAATGATGGGTGGACCTATGGGTGGCGCAGGTGGAGCGATGGGAAGCGCACTTAGTGGTAATCCACAGATGGGTAATAGTGGTGGACCTATGGGACAGATGGGTAATGCTATGGGAGGAATGGCCGGAGCTATGGGAGGAGCTATGGGAGGAGGTCAGCAGATGAGCGGAGGAATTGGACCACAGCAGAATGCATTACAGCAGATGATGCAGAGGATGCAGCAGCAGAGAGATCAACAGATGAATATGGGAAATAGGGCGAGATTCGGGATAGGCGCGCGTCAATCAGCTCCTCAGACTGGTATGCAGGATTGAAGTGCGTAAGACTCATTGCAAGAATTGTGAAACTGATTTGAAACGTCATGGCGATAACACAGGAAACCGAGCGGCTTAAGGTACTTAATGAGTGGCGTCCGGAGCCGAAACAGTCTCTGTTTCTGAGCATTCCTACGACTGTGAAAGAGGCATTTTATGGGGGCGGAGCAGGTTCAGGGAAGGATATATCATTAGATACAATAATTCCAACATCAGTTGGATATAAACGAATGGAAGATGTTCATCCAGGTAATTGGGTTTATAATCATGAAGGTGAACAAGTCATAGTTGTAGCAGAATCGGAAATATTTACTGATCATGAATGTTATAAAATAAGATTTGATTCTGGTCAGGAAATTGTATGCGGTTCAGATCATAATTGGATAGTTCATAAGAATCAATTAAGTAGAAATAAGATTGGAAGATATCAAATTCTTACAACTCAAGAATTATTTGATAGTAATGATAAGTGGTCAGTAATTATTTCTGAACCATTACAGAATTTGAATGAGGATTATCCAATTGATCCTTATACTCTGGGTGTATGGTTAGGTGATGGAGGTGCATATGATTCAAAGATTACATGTGCAGATGTACAGATAATCAATCGAGTCTGTGAAAAGAATGAAGTAACTGAATACGGATATAATTATTCATTTAATATTGTAATGCTGGCTTCAAAACTGAGAGATTTGAATTTATTACAAAATAAACATATTCCTGACTTGTATTTTAATCTTTCATTTAATTGCAGATTAGCTCTTTTACAAGGATTGATGGATACTGATGGAACTATAACTCCAAGTGGAACTGGAATTGAATTATCACTTTCTCATGAAAGACTTGCTAAGGATAGTTTGAAATTAATTCGTTCTCTTGGAATTAAAGCAAGTTGTAATATAAATAAATCTATATTGAATGGAAAAAATTACAAGGATAGATATAGAATTAAATTTGCTACAAAAATTCCAGTATTTAGTTTGAAGCGAAAAGTAGAAAGACATGAAATTGTAACAGGTAAATCAAACAATAATACATCAAGAAATAAATGGCATTATATTGAGTCAATTGAAAAAACTGAAA